TACAGGGCTAGGTATTGAGCTTGCTTATACAGGAGGTGTTGGTATCTTTCAAACTTACAATAGAACAGGGGCGGTTTATTTACCTACTATTGTAGATGGATTAACTACTAAACTAAATGCTAGTGGGGCAACTAAATTAGAGGCTATTTCAACAGGCATTGCAGTAACAGGAGCAATAACAGCAACTACAACTGTAACAGCACTCAATTTTATAGATACATCTGATAGTAGGCTTAAGAAAGAATTAGATAGCCCAGTATTAGGTATGGAACTAATAAAACTTATAGAGCCTAAGAACTACCTAAAGAATGGCAGACAAGAAACAGGTCTATACGCAGATAAAATGCACGAAAAGCTTTCTTATATGGTTTTTGATATGGAAAGTGGATACAAGGGTCTTGACTATAAGAATCTTCACGCAATAGAGATAACGGCTTTAAAAGAGCATGATATTGAAATTAATTCTTTAAAGGAAGAAGTTAAGGACTTGAAAAATCAAATTAAACAAATACAAGGATAATGGCTATAGCAGCATCTACAAAAAGAGTTCCTATACTGGAAAATCAAGATATACAGATGTGGGGAAACTTAGTATCTCCTACATATCCATGGTATGATTCTATATTAAATGCTGTGCAGCTTTGTTATATAAACAAACCAACTATACCTAGAACCTTTGATGATATTATATTTAGAACTCAGAATGTACAGTTTGCAAACATCAAAGATTTTGCTTCCGCAGTAAGACCTGATAATTTATCCTTAATAAAAAATACTGGTCAGTTTAGAGGGTTTCCTGTTAGGTCTGATCTGCTTACTTATAGACTTACTGAAATAACTACTGGAGCTGCTCCGCCTGATGGAGGAACTTCTGTAACACCTCTAGGTATGGCCGGTATCACACTGGACACTGACGATAGGACATTGGCTAATATTAGTTACACTGACATACTAGTTGCGTATCCTTTACGTATAGGTACCGGAGAAATCTTTACAGTACATTTAGTTTTTCAAATATCTGCTATAGATGCAGCAGCCTTAGCAGCTATAGGAGTCTTGGGTGGTTACTGGATATTTGATGTGTGGGTTTATAGAGGAGATGAACAAGATATAGGAGCACAGATTAATCATCAAACCACAACAGGTTCCCTAGAAAACGATAGTATGTCTATGACTCCTGTGGTTATACCAGCTTCTGATATTCTTAGAAATGTATATGTGAAGTTTCAGATAACTACTTATACCTATATCAATAAAAAACTTTATTATGATTATCAGATATCAGCAGCACCTGGATCGACTCTAATTACACCTAGCGGTTTATTTAGAATAAGTATTGTATCTGATACCACAACTACTTCATTATATGCTACAGATGTTACTGATGCTAATCCAATAAGCTTAGGTAGGGGTGGGCTTACTGTACAATTAATTAAAACTGTATCTGCTACTGATGTAACAAACCTAGATGGAGACGAGTTTTCTGTACAGATGAATATCTATGATGGGGATAAAGCAAGTCATACAGGTACTGCCTTACAAACTTTCCAGTCTGTTGGAGGTAATTTAGGTGCTAATTTAGGTTCTCCCGTATATACCTTTATTGATTCAGAGTTTGGAGAAGGTGGTTTACATGGTAATGCTGAAGGTATTTTTATTGAATTAATAATCCTAATATCACCTCCAATATAGTATCATTTATAATATCGGGCTATTAATAAATAAATAAAAATAATTAACCTAAAACAATATCGGATAGCCAAATCACTAATAGCGACATACACGTGGTTGTTGACTTGTCTTTTGATCCACCAATATAGCGTTAACAAGCAAAGAAAACGTTTTAAAATAAACAAATAAAACCATGAAATACGAAAAAAAATATGTACTAATACCTATTGAAAAAAAGGTAAACACCAGTGAAAATATGGTGGATGAGGTTCTTGTAACAGTTAACACTGCTTCAGTAACCTTTAATGTAATCGATCCATTAGAAGAAAACGTGGGAATGGCTGTGCATTATCACAGAACACAACATTTATCTTGGGTGATGCCACAAGAACACACAGGGACGCTAGAAGATTTTATTGAAGAAAAACTGAAAGCAGAAACAGGGATATTAATAACTATTTAAATAAATAATCAATGAAAATTAATTTTAATGTAAGCCTAAAAGATATGAAGGGCTTAGAACAAGATCAGAATTTAGGAGAATTATTGGCTGTGATGTTAGCGCAGTCTAGCGAAGGCAATGTAAACAAACTTATTCCTTGGGGATTTAAGTTGATGGCGGGTCAAGAACTAGACCTTGATATGGCTGATCAAAAACTATTGATAGATTTTATTGGTGGTATAAAAGACCTAACCAACCTTGGTAAGTATAGACTCACTGAAGTTATTGAGGAAGCTCAAGCACTCCATAGCAAAAAAGGTTAATCACTATTACCTAGAAACACTAAATAAAAAGTAGCGAGTTAAAAAGTGTGACAGTTGGGTGATAATGTAAGTATAAGAACAGTTAAATTTAATAAAATATTATTATGACAAAGAAGAATAAGATAGTGGATTTAAAAACCACACCAGAAAAAGTAACCGACGAACAATTAGCAGAATTACAAACAATGGTTAAGAAAATTCAAACGCTGCAAAACAGCTTGAGTCAAGCAGAGTACCAGAAGTACCAGTATTGCATGGCAATAGATAGGATTCAAAATGAATTATCTTTATATAACCAAACGCTCACTAATGCTTATGGTAACGTCTCTATAGACATAGCTAATGGTGATATAAAAGAAATTGAAAATGAATCTGATCCGAAAAATTAGTATAGGAAAAGATTACAAAAATGAGGCTATGCATTACTCCGTGGGCCAAGAGGTCTACGGAGGGCATACCATCTCTAGTATAAGCGAGGGAGAAGACAAGTATACTATATATATTAAAAAGAAAGACGAGGTATTACCTTGGAAAGATTTTAATAAAAATATGGCTATAGCTATCGAATTCAATCTTGAATACTAATGAATAGTGTCTTAGATTTTGTAATCAAGCCTTTGGAAGGTAGGTATGGAAATACCAAGAAAATAGGTGATAAAGAATTAATACTTAATAGTGAGATATACTCTCACCAATTTGTAAGTAGAGAAGCCGAGGTACTAGCAGTGCCTTTGGTGAATGAAACAAAGATAAGAGTTGGGATGCATATTATAGTTCATCACAACATATTCAGGAGATACCACGATCAATACGGTGTTGAAAAGAATAGTAGATCTTATTACGAAGAAGACAAATACTTTGCTAGAGCAGATCAAATATACATGCTTAAGAATGTAGCGTGTTCTCTATGTGACTGGGAAGCTATGGATGGGTTTTGTTTCGTTAAACCAATTGAATCAAATGATATTTTTAGTACAGAAACAGAGAGACCACTGATGGGTATTGTTAAATATATATCAGGAAGTAAAACTGGCTTTGAAGTAGATGATTTAGTTGGGTTTTCCCCTAATAGTGAATATGAGTTTTGTATAAACGGGGAAAGGCTATATAGGATGTCAATTAAATCAATAACGCTTAAGTATGAATATCAAGGAGACGAAAAAGAATATAATCCTAGCTGGACACAAAGCGGTTGAGGAACTAATAAAAGTAGCTAAAGAAGCTATTGTGGATTCAGACGATGATCTAACGGCTGATAAATTAAAAAATGCTGCGGCTACCAAGAAATTAGCTATTTTCGACGCTTTTGAAATACTAACTAGAATACACGAAGAAGAAGACATGCTTAACAACAAGCCTAAAGAGGATACCAATAGTAATTCTTTTGGTGGTTTTGCAGAGAGAAGATCTAAATAATGTATACGCAAACCCTGTATAAGGTCATAGAACCCGTTAAGATCAACACGCTTAAAAGGCTTAATAAGTCTAAAAAGTGGGAATACGGGTATAACAAGGAGAATGACATAATAGTTATAAGTAAGACAGGTGTTATAGGTGATATAATTGAGGTACAAAATCTTAAGATAGCTTTACCTCCACCACCGAAGAAAGTCACTACATTCAAAAACAATAGCTGGGAGGTAACTGAGTACCCTAGGGAATTAAAAAGAATTAAAACTATTTTTGATTGGAAAAGTTATGGTGACGACTTTAAAAAACAATATATAGATTACATAGAGAATGAGTTCAAAAAAAGGGAGGAAGGATTTTGGTTTAATAACAAAGGTGTTCCTACTTATATTACTGGTACTCACTACATGTACTTGCAGTGGAGCAAGATTGATGTTGGACAACCAGATTTTAGAGAAGCAAATAGGTTATTCTATATATTCTGGGAAGCCTGCAAAGCGGATGCGCGGTCTTATGGCATGTGCTACCTTAAGAACAGGAGATCTGGATTCTCTTTCATGGCTTCCGGGGAAACAGTTAACCAAGCCACTATCTCATCTGATGCTAGATTTGGGATTCTATCTAAATCAGGACCAGACGCAAAGAAGATGTTTACAGATAAGGTTGTACCCATATCCGTTAACTACCCATTCTTCTTCAAGCCGATACAAGACGGTATGGATAGGCCTAAAACAGAACTCGCATACAGAGTACCAGCTAGCAAGCTCACTAGACGCAGTATAGTCAGTTCTGACAAGCCCGAAGAGCTAGAGGGACTTGATACTACTATTGATTGGAAGAACACAGGAGACAACTCCTATGATGGCGAGAAGCTCAAGTTGTTAGTACATGACGAATCAGGCAAATGGG